TGTTGTCTCATTAGCACGTAATATTGGGTATACTCCTACTTCTAAAAAGGCAGCTAAAGCAAATATATCATTTTTCGTCGATACAACTAGTTATTCATCTACTCCTCAAACGGTTACTTTGAATAAAGGTCTTGTTTGCACTACAAATGTCTTCAATAATGAGTCTTTTACCTTTGCTTTACTTGATGATATCACTGTTCCTGTCAATCAGAACATAGCTAACTTTGAAAATATTCAAATTTCTGAAGGAATTTACATCACTACTAATTTTACAGTCAATTCTTTCGATCCAAATCAGAGATTCATCCTTCCAAACTCTAATATTGACACTGATAGCATTAGAGTAACAGTTAAACCTTCTCAATTATCCAATACAAGTCGAAAATATAGAAAAGCTGCAAGTTTATTTGAGGTAAATGGTGAATCTCCTATCTATTTTTGCCAAGAAATCGAAAATGAAAGGTATGAATTGATTTTTGGTGATGGTATTTTTGGTAAAAAGTTGGAATCTCCTAGTTTTATCGAAGTTTCTTACTTAGTAACCAATGGAGAAGCTGCAAATGGCATCGGATCCTTTGTATTTTCAGGAAAATTAACGTCAAGTAGAGATGCCACCAGTCTTACTGCGGGAATTTCCTTAGTTGCGACTAATAATGCTGCTGAAGGGGGTAAAAATATAGAAACTATCGAATCTATTAAGAAATATTCGACTCGAATTTACTCTTCACAGAATAGAGCAGTAACTGCAGCTGATTATGAAGCACTTTTACCAACAATATACCCAGAAACTGATTCTGTTTCTGCTTTTGGTGGAGAAGAGTTAACTCCTCCTCAATTTGGAAAGGTTTTTGTAAGTGTAAAACCTATAAATAGG